ACGATCGCGTATGCTCGCGACTTGCTCAGCCCTCGACCCAGCAGAGGAGGTCGAGTTGTCTTCAACCACCAAGCTCGCGATCATCTCGTTTGTTCTATCACTGCTTGCGATCATCGTGGCGATGTCGGCGCTGTGGGTTGCACTAGGTCAAGTCCCGTGAAATCGTAGGGCACGGCCGGGATCAGCGTGTAGGTGCCGCTGAAGCCGCTCTCGCACCCGGCTAGCGTCACCACCACGCTGTAAATCCCACGCTGCACGCCCGACGTGGCGATGTCATACTCCGCCCACGCCACGCGCTGCCCCCTTGGCAGGCTCGACCGCGCGATGCCGCCGCCGACGTTCATCGGGTCCGAGCTTATCGGACTCGCCTGCACGATGCGGTCGAGCACGTCATCCTTAAACCGCCGCTCGATCAGCATCACCTCACAGGCATCGTCTGAGGTCAGAAGCTCCTGCACGCGCCAATGGCCGCCCGACCGCTGCGTTGCCGTTACCTCCGAGGCGGTTAGCGGCTGCGAAGGCGGCAGCCGATGCTTAACCGCGCCGCCGATCCAGAATCCTCCGCCGCCGGCGGCCATGCCGATCGCCAGCAGGATTGTCTCACGCTTCACGGCATGATCACCGGCGGCGGCTCGACTTCGCCCCGTCCCGGCTTGCCGCCCACCACGACCAGCGCCAGCAGCGCCATGAGCACGGCCATAACGACCGCCGTGATCGCGCCCGTGAGCGCCGTCTCCACCCACTTGTTCGCCTTGGTTTCCTTCAGCTCCTTGAGCGCCTCGTTGATGTCCTTGCGCGTGTCGGTCATGTCCTTCTTCAGGTCATTCGACATTCGGCCGATCTGTGCCCACAGACGATCAATCTCGGGCGGCGGCCAGCCCCACGACTGGTCACGATCGCGATCACGAGGCTGTGGCCGCGGCGGCTCGTCCATCGCTCACCACATCATCCACAGCGTGGACGCCACCAGCGCCGTCAGGCATACCGTTACCGCCGCCAGGAGCGCGGTGCCTTCGCCGACGTCGCGGTGCCGCATCGTCACCGCGCCCGCTCCCATGCCGCCCGCCGCCGCGACACGATCCGGCCGCCGAACAGCCGCACCGCCACCCACCAGCGCCACGACCGCAGGCGCCACGGCAGCCGCCAGAGAAGCTCGTCCTGCTGGCCCATCCCGGCGACGCAGGTGCGAAACGCCCGATCGGCAGCCTTTCTCTCGCCCCGCGTCTCCGCGAACCAGTAGGCGACGTCGTGCTGGAGACAGCAATGCCGGCAGACGTCCGGGGCCATCGTGCACCCGTCGAACGCCTCGACCGGGAAGGGCCGAATGTGCGGCTTCTCAGCATGCGCCGCCGCCGCGACCTCCTCGGCCCACGCCTGGAACGCGGCCTCGTAGGTCGTCACACCAGCCTCAGAAACAGGTGCGAGCCGACCCGGGCCACGACATGCTGCCGGTCGAACCACGGCGGCGGCGAGCGCTCGGCGAGATCGGCGGTCAGGTAGTGATTAGCCCCGCGTGACTGATCCGCCTCGAGCCCCCCAACCACGGACCATGCCGCCGCTATGCAGCCAAGAAAGACCGCATCGTCGGCCGTGACGGCTATGAGCCGAGCCCGGTTCGCATCGTTGATATTCCACGCCGAAAACTGCTTGGACTGCAGACACACCCCGGCGATCGTGTCGGGCCAGCGAGGATCGGCAGCGCGATTGAGGATCACCCACGCCACCGCGATCTTGCCCGCGTCAGGCTCGCCGCGAGCCTCGCCGTAGAGGGTGCGGGCCAGGACTTCCATGTCCCACGCGGTCGGTGTCACAGCTCGCGCGCCTCCAGCATGGCCGGCAACGGCTTGGGCGCCGGCGCCGGGATCAGCGTGGCCAGCGTCCGCACGGCCGCGGCCAGCTCGGCAATAGCGGCGGCGTTCGGCGAGCTCGAGTAGGTGAAGCCCAGCCCCTCGGGCCCGGTGAACGAGGCGCTGGTGTCGGTGGCGAAGCGGGTGAAATGCACCTTGCACGCACCCTGCCGCAGGTCGGTGCAGTCGAGGTCCGCCGTGGAGCACCCGGCGAGCAGCAGCAGCGGGGCCAGCCGGATCACGCCGCCAGCCCGTTCTGGTTCGCCGGAGCCTGCCCCGCCTGCTCCATCTCGGCCTGGGCCTTCATCACGCCCGGCGCCACCTTCGCACCCTCGAGCAGCATGCCCATCTGCTCCTTTGCAGCCGCCTCCTGAGCCCGCTCAGCCCGCATCTTGGCCACCTTCTCGTCGCTGAGGATGATGCCCGCCGGTGGGTTGTAGGCAGCCGCCAGCTCGTCCACGACCTGATCCCAGTCGATCTTGTCCCCGATCGGCGGGTGCAGGGCCATGAGCTGCCCGACCGGACCGATCACGCCGTTGATCGCCTCGACGTTGGTGAGCTGCAGCGCCTGCTGGAGCTTGCCCACGTACTCGACGTCCAGATCCGCGTTCGCCAGCGCCTCTGGCGGGGCCGGCAGGGGAGCCGGCTGCCCGGCCCGCCACAGCGGTAGCGAGGCCCGCATCAGGATGTTGAACGTGCGCTCGATTAGTGGGTCAAACAGCTCGCGATTGGCCCGCAGCAGCATCGGGCCCAGCACCTGCAGCTTCTCCTCGACCCGCTCGGCGTCGGCGATGCGCGTCTGCGTCGCCTGCCCGGTGCGCTCGACGAAGGCCATGAACAGGTCGGCGTAGAGCCCGCGCTTGATGCGATCCTCGATGGTGGCGATGTCCTGCATCACCAACTGGATCGCTTGCGGCGGGATGACGAAGATCGGGCGGATGCTGTTGTCGACGCCGCTCGGCACCTCGTTGTGCGCCTCGGGGCTGATGTCCAGCAGCTTGCTGCCCGCCGGGCCCTGGGTCGGGCCGCGGGCGATCTTCATCGTGATCCGCGCCTTCTCGGCCTCCTTCGCCTGCAGCTGCTTGGCGTCGCCCAGCACGTCCATGCCGGGGCTGTAGCCGTAGGGCTCACCGGATCGCGCGTACCAGCGCAGCGCGTGCAGCGGACATTCCTCGTAGCCGGCCACGCGCAGGAACGCCTCGCGACCCTCCTTCCGCTTCTCGCCCGGGTCCCAGTAGGCGCTCACGTAGGGCATACGCCCGGCGCCCGGGATGCCCTCGACGCGGCGGCTCATCGGCTCGAGCGCGTGGTTAACGACCCACCGCTGCTCCATGTTGCTCTTGTCGTAGGACTCCTTGACCTGCTGCGAGACCTGCCCGAGCCCGAACCGCTCCACCATCTGCGAGGTGGTGAGCTCGAACTCCCGATAGCCGATCTTGGCCGAGCCCGATTCATCGGCCGCCAGCATGAACTCGCCTACCGTCAGCGCCTCGTAGCGGCACACCGTCTCGCGGTTCTCGTCGTGCCACATCGCGGCCGTGCCGAACACGAGGTCGTCCTCGTAGCAGCTATTGAGCGCGTCGTAGGCCCCGCCGGCGGCCAGCACCTCGTAAAGCCGGTCCTCGACCTGATCGAGCCACAGCCGCACGCCCTCCTGCTCGGACGCCTCCTTGTTGGCCGTGTTGATCCGGAACCAGCGGCTGGTGGGGTTGGTGAGGCCCGAGTTCATGCCGCTCACGGTCGTGCGGACCGCGAAGGTCGGAGTGCCGTTGATGATGCTGGTGTTGGTGCGGGCCCCACGGTTGGTCGGGGTGCGGCCGAGGAAGATGCTCTTGCGCGGCAGCAGGTAGCGGGCGAGCTCGGTCCAATGCGTGAGCCAGCTCGACCGCTCGGACTTGAGGGCGGCCATGCGGCCTTCGAGGCGCTCGCGGGGGGTTTGGGCCATTAGCCGGGCAGTATCGCGCGGCGCTCGCGCTTGAGCTGGATAATCGCGACGCTGCCCATCTGGGACTCATCGCTGACTAGATGGTCCAGAGCCAGATTCCACGCCGCGCGGGCCACGTCCTCCAGGTCGAAGACGCCATTAATCACGGCGCAACAGGGCTCGCCCGTGACCACGGTGTTGCCGGGGTGCTTGGCCAGCTCCGCATGGATAGCCCGCGCCATCGCCTCGACCAGGTCAACCACCGAGTATGCTCCGGCCCGACGCCGCCCCAGCCCCGCCCAGCCCGACCGTGCCCACGCCGCGCGCGCCGCCGGTCAGCAGCGTCTGCCCCCGGCCGAAGTTGGCCGCTGCCCTCCTGGCCTTGTCGCGAGCCGAACGCACCGCGGGGTCGACGTCCTCCTCGATCGGCGGCGGCTCGGGAACCGCGACCGGCTTCGGCTTTGGGGCCTTCATCATGCCCATTAGCGAAGATACTCCTCGGCCGGATCCCAGGTCTTCACGCGAGACCGTGCGCCATCGTAACCCCGTGCCACAACCGGATAGGCGAAGGTGAGGGCCAGCGCGTCCGCAATGTCGGGGCTGTCGAGCCCGCGTTTCTTCATGTCCTCCTTGCGCTCGAGCTGGATCGCATTGTCGGCGTTGTAGCCGTACTCGACGCCCGTCAGATCGGTGATCATGTCATCGTCCTTCGGGATGGCGCCGCGCGGCAGCCAAGCCCGCATCACGCCCCACATCTCGGCCCGCTTGTTGGCGTAGCGCTCGCCCATCGCCCCGGCCTCCTGGAGGGTGCCGGAGTCGGGCTTGCCACCGAAGTTCACGCCGGTCACGGGGACGCCTAGCTGGCGGAGACGGTCGACGACGCCGCCTCCCACGCCTCCTTCATCCACGAAAATTGCGTCGGGTCGATCACTGGCGTGCAGGCTCGCAACACGGGCTGCCAGTTGCATAGTATCAATTCCCCGGTACTTGAGCGGCGGCCAAGTACGTGCGTCGCGCCCGCGGCGTCGAACGATGACACTTTGATCGTCGCCGAACCGGGCGACATCGACACCCAGCACAAGGGGATCACTGGGCCAGCACTCTGCTTCACGGCTTGCCGCTCCTTCTGCGAGGTCGAAGGGGATGAACTGCTTGTCGCTCGCCCGCGGCTGCTGCCCCTTGACCCTCACGCGGACGAAGTCGCTGTCCTCGCCGTAGGCCGCTATCCAGTCCGCGATCTGCTGGTGATTGGTGAACGATACCGTGCGCGCGTCGATGCGGAGCGTCCACCAGCTCTCACGGTGCCTGCCCCAGCACTCGGCGAAGCGGCCAGTAGAGCGAGTCGGATTGCCAAATGCCAACCAGAGTATTTCCGTATCTTTGTCGGTAAGAGCGCCCTCTGTGGTCTCCCATACCGTGTCCGCAATCGCGCTCGCCTCATCGTAGAGAACAACAATGCGGTTGCCGGCGTTATGCAGCCCCGCAAAGGCTTCCGTACGCGTCTCACTCCACGCGACGGCATCGAACCTCCA